CAGGACTGTAGGAGTTATGCGCCCAGCCTCTTCATGCATGTTGCTTCAGTAAGTTCTTTCCAGGTATCTGGAGACATTTTACGCAAGTCTGCGACCTTGAGCACCATGCGAAGCGAAATCTCCCTGAGACGCTTGGCATTTATCACCATAAAGTCAATGATCTCCTTGTTAGCCTCATCGCCAAACTCATACTCGTCGAGCATGCCGTCCCTGACAATTTGATTAATGCGCAAAAAACGATCACGTTCTGAGTCCATCTCCAGGTCAATGTAGTGACATCGTGACATCAGTGCCGCCAAGTGGTCCTTGATCTTCTTAGATCGAACATTCTCAAAGTTAACGTTGGTAATAAACACAACACCTGCTCTGAACTCAAAGCGATCTGGGATGCCTTCACGGCGCAGTGTGCTGGACTCTGCCTTCCAGGTAATGGTACGTTTCTTGCCTGAGTCCAGGACTGCCTTAAGCATGTTCAGACATACTTCGTCAAACAACACAGAGTCACAGTCATCAAACACTAAAATGTTACCAGCACTAGAGTTATGATACAGAGTCTGGAACAAGCCAATGGGAGTCATTGAACCCTTAACAATCTCAGTACGAGTGCCTTCGCCTGACAGTTTAGACATTGCGTCATACTCGTCAAGCACCTTCTCAACACCAAACGACTTACCTACGCCAGGAGGGCCTGACACAATCAAGCCACGCACCACGCCATTAGCCACAGCGTCTGACATGTCGTCCAGGATCTTAAAGCGGCCCGCGATACGGTCCATGGCTTCAGCATCAGTTTCCTCTGGTTGTTCTGGTGTTTCGACAACTCCAGTATACTCCACGTCACGCTCGTCGTCCAGCATAACTCGCAAATTTCGATTTGGAAAACCCAGGGGCTCACCATCCACAGTCACAAATAAGCCCTTGTTGCCTTTGCTTACGGGCTTGACGAGCTCAAACACAGTGTTGACAACAGGCTTCCTGGCGTAAACACCCCTTTTAATTACTATCTTAGACATATGGCCTCCTACAGCACTTGTCGTTTCTTTAACCTACACATATATGATAACACATTCTGGGGATATGTCAACCCCTGAATTAAAAGTTTGCTACAGTACCAGTGTTGATGTCACGCATTTCAAGTACCACATATGGACACTCTACAGACATGGTTACACTACCTGCCCATTTGCAAGCATCTTCCCAGTTTACAAAACCCATCTTCTCTGTGGTGTTCATGCCCTCTAGGTTGCCATTGAGGTGGTACTTGGTGATCTCTACCTGAGTTGAATTTTGCATGTTCTCTCCGTTTCTTTAACCTACACATATATAATAGCACATTTCTGTGATCTGTCAAGCCTGTAAGTTATTGATTTCCTTGAAGATGTGATAATACTTGGAATAATTACCTGGGGGGCGGGGTCTATTCCCCCGTCCGTTTTCCCAGGATATATTGATATTAACACAAATCCTGAGATTGTCAAGTCTTTTTAACTAATGACTATGTCTTCCATGCCTGCTGTTCTGAGGCGAGTGATGTGACCGATTTGCCACTGTTTGGTATCCAGGCCCTTCATGATACCCAGGTACTTGTTGCGAAGCATACTGAACTGATTGCATAGCTCTGTCAGTGAGATCACACTGTCCTCACCATCCACGAACTTATCTGCGTCGCGACTAGTGAGTTGCCTGTTATAGGACTCTAAATATGTGCGGAATACTTTACTGCGCTCTTTGCGTAATTTTATGTTGAGGTGCTCCAGGATAGCTTCTATCTCCTGGAGCTGATTAAAACGTTGTTCAGTGATGCCTGGGAGGGCAGCCGAGAGTCGCTCCAGGCTGCCTTTTATACCACATTCGTATTTGGCTTCCTCGAGTTCATTCTCGAAGTAGTCGATACATGGCACAATGTTAGATAAATCATCAACTATCTTGTTGTACCAGGTACTCATGTGTTATTCCCATTCATCGTCTGTGTCGTCTGTGTCATCATCATCGTCATAATCACCAAAATGACTAACAATGGCAGCTTTCATGATTTTATCAAACTCATTGACATCAGTTACAATATCTTCGATATCTGATCCATCATCAAAACAGCGAAGCAAGGCCTCAGCAAGTTCCACACTGGCGTTTTTAGGCGCGTGTAGTTTTACTGTGGTCCATACTTCATGCAGTAGTGCTACTTCAGGACTCATCTGCGTATTCCTCTGTGACTGGTTCTAAATCAAGTTCAGTGGGGTCAACGTCCTCTGGCTCAGTGTTGTCAACCATGGGATTTTGTCCCCACTCATCTATAATTACCTGAAGTTTGTCTGAAGTCCAGCCTTTCCTGAACTCTTTGATAACTTCACCTGTCACTGGAGATACATACGCCAGTTTGTTTCCTTCCTTGACTAGGATACCACGAGCTTCACACATATCCATCAGGCCACTGAATGGATCCATGCCACGCTCATATGGAATCTTAATCTGCACTCCTTCAAAAGGCTTGCTATAGCGGGTCTTCATTACTTTACAGGCTGAACGGATACCATGTACCTGTGAAGTTTTATTTCCTGACTCGTCTTCCTTGAGCTTGAGTTTCTTCATTGCTACAACAATACTTGATGCGTAAATAAAACCTTGTCCGCCTGAGATCTTGTCATCAGGGTCGAACATATCTTGTGACGCATAGGTGTGATTGGTTGCTACAATTCCCACTGGGAAGGGTGCAAGTTGGTTAACCATGTTACGAACCAAACTTGTGAGTGCTTTGGGCTTACGGCCCATGTCACCCTTCATGTCACCCTTCTGGAACTGATCAACGTCAGTGGGCGTTAACAACATACCCAGGCTGTCAATCACAAACAAAACCTTGGGCATCTCTGAGTATTCCAGATCGCCGTACTTGGATTTGTAGTCTTTCATGAACTCACTTAGTGTCTTGGCAACATCATCAATCATGCTCACAAGAATTTTAAGTAGTTTCTCAGGACTGGTGTCAACATCCAATGCTTGTAGCCAGTCCTCATCCAGAGCGTTCTCTGAATCAAACAGTACTACCTGACACCCAATGTCCTGAGCGTTTTTGACAATGTTACCCGAACAAATAAACGACTTGCCTGAGCCGGACTCTCCGGCAAATACGCTTACCTTTCCCAAGGGGATACCCTTGTTAAAATCTCCTGAAATAAGATAGTTCAGGGTATGATTGCCTGTGCTAACCCAATCTTGTGGGTCATGGAACCCCGCACTGATGCCACTAATGCTCTTAGTCACACCCGTGCGGAACTTACTTAGGTCAAATGGTTTCTGCATTGTTTACTCCTTATGCTTCTTTCTGACGGTTACGAATCATGTTCAGAATGTCATCTGCTGATTGCTTACCATCTGCTACTGGCTCTGCTTGAGCAGGTGCTGGGGCAGGTGTTTCTGCCACTGGCTCTGCTTGTGCTGGAGCGGGTGCTGGAGTAGTTGCTTCAGCCACTGGTGCTGGCGCAGTTGCTACTGGAGCAGTAGTTTTCTGCTGTGCTGTCTGACCTGGTGCTGGTGCAGCTGAGGCTGGAACATCAATGCCATAGGGCTTGTAGAAGTTACCCCAACGCTCTGGGTCATATAGTTCACCATCAACACTTGCCTCGAACATCTGTGAGATCACAGCATAATGATCTGCTGTGGGGCGCGCTGGCATGAAATCCTTGAGATCATACAAGCCGTGTTGCTCAATAGCCGCCAGTTCTGTCTCATCCAGACTGCGCTCACGGCGCGCCCAGGAACTAGTGGTATAGTCTGCGTGACCATCACCCTTGGTAGTCTTGGTAAGTCTGAAGTCAGTGCCGTTCACATAATCTGTGGGCAAATGCTCCATGTCTGGATCCATGAGTGCTGATTTAATGATCTGGAAAATCTGTGGACCAATAATAAAGCGTCTGATAGGATTTTCTGGTGCTTCCTCTTCCAGGGGGTTGCTACTTACATAACCCTGGAAAATATATGATCGCTTCTTCCAGTACTTGCCAGCCTGTTGCTTCAGAGTGTCGTCCTTGTACCAGGGTCTAACTTCAGTTAGCACAGGACAGGTGTCACCGTAAATCTCACCACAGGGTACCTGCACGGTCACTTTTCTCTGTTCTGCTGGGCTGACACCTGCTACGCCTGGAAACTCTAAGCGAATAATATTTCGCTCAGTCCAGAAGAATGTGTTGTCAGGATCACCATCAGGCAGGAAACGCATAGTTGCTGTAGAGCCTTCTGGGATGTTCCAGAAAGGGTACATTGCGTTATCGCCTTGGAATTTGGATTTGTTGTTGTCTTGCTTGGGCTCCATTGCCTGGAGTTTTGCGCGGATTTCTGCTAAAGTTGCCATTGTTTTATGCCTCTTGTGTATGCCAATGTTTTATGCCATCGTGTGGGATAATTTTATCCCTATGCCATAGTCTAATGCCTAGATCAGGATATGTCAAATGTTTCTGTTCGACCATTGTGAGACTCTCTTGGATTCTCCCTGAACAAATTTATTTATCTTAAGTCATAAAAAAGCCCGGAAAAACCGGGCTAAAAAATATGTTACCCTTGTTGCCCTGTGGCAAAGGTCCTGGCCTGAGTCAAATCACCCACATCTGCAGCATCGCTGTCTGACGCAAAAGGAAATTTTTGGATTTGATCCAAATTACTGGCATATCGTCCACCTGAAACATATCCGTTGTCTGCACTGGATTGACCAGCAGTATTATTTAACTGTGCATTTAAATCACCTACATCAGTGGCATTGCCGTCACTTGCAAAAGGAAATTTATCAATTACATTGCTAAAACCACCACCATAACCTCCAGAAGTATAACCATGGGTGCTACTGGATTGACCTGAAGCACCATGTCTGGCTAAGGTTAAATCGCCTGAATCCGTGGCATTGCCGTCACTTGCAAAACTAAACTTGTCAATAACATTAATAACAGGCTGGCCACCTGATGCATATCCGTTGTCTGAACTTGACTGCCCAGCACGTTCGTCCACAGAAACTGTGCAATCTCCCACATCTGTGGCATTGCCGTCACTTGCAAAAGCAAATTTATCTATGACATTAACTGCGTTACCATCATGTCCGCCTGATGAGTAGCCGCTAACACTGCTAGACTGACCAGCGGCTGCTTTTCGGGATAAAGTAAGATCCCCTACATCTGTAGCATTGCCATCCACACTAAAATTAAACTTATCAATTACATTAGTGGTTGGGTTACCGCCAGAGTTGTATCCGCTAAGACTACTTGATTGGCCAGCAGTGGCGTATCTTGCTATAGTAAGATCTCCAACATCAGTGGCATTACCATCAGACGCAAATGCAAATTTATCTATCCTGTTTGTGCTTGGTCCGTTTGGAATGGCGGGGTCAAAGCCACCTGAAGTATATCCAAAACTCACACTGGGTGACGGTGAGGGAGACCCACCACCTGGCGAAATTACTATGCTACCGCCGGCTATCTGTACTCCACCCGAAATTGTAAAACTCATGATAATTCTCCTAAAATTTATTACCATTATTTATCCAGATAATAAAAACTTAAAAGTAAATACACTTATTACAAGGAGCTTTATAAATGGCTAAGAAAAAAACACCCAAAACAGAATTAACAACCTATGAAAATGTAGTTAACGAATTAGCTGTTAGCGATCGTGACAATTTTAAAGTACCCATGAGCAAAGTTTTCGGAGCAGGTTCTCTGGCAAAGACAGAAAGCTTCGGTGGCAGGACGCTTGCTGAAAATACAGCCATGGTTGATCAGGCTCTGGCCAATACTTCTGAACTTCAGAATATCTGGAACCGTAGTCATAGTCAGTGGGATTGGAAGCATCTCAATCTACACTATCACGGTGACTTTAAAAATGTCAGACAGATCAGTGCAGAAATCAATCGCAAAAAGTCTGCTCTGAACGAAGCAAAGTGGAAGCATGTAAAGTCAGAAGTGGAAGTACAAAAACTTCAGGAACAACTCCTTAATGATGATCTGGACCACTGGGAAAAGATTGAATTGCAAATCGATCTTGCTGAAAAGCAGGAGGGTTTGGCAGATGGTGCTGTTTATATAGAAGGCGCCATGAAGGATATCCTGGCACTCAATGAGATCTATGAAGAGTACAAAAACAAATTTGACGGGTTTACTGAAGAAGATTTTGAAATTGAGGAAGGTAAGAGTCACTTGAAGAGAAGTCTGGTGCAGTGCATACGCGATATCAGACAGTCTGGAAGCATTACCAAAGGTGAGCAAGAGTATCTGGAACAGATTGGTGTTAACCCCAGTAAAATGCAGATGCGAATCAGAGAATATGTTCAGGACGAGGCCACTGCTGATACCTGGGATGCAAGCTTGTTGCATGAATTTGTAAACAACGTCACAAACGAGTTGATAGACAATCTGCAAGTAGACAAAGTCAAAATGGATCTCATGGGTTTCAAACATGAACACAATCCAGAACTCACACACAAACCCGAAGTTGCCAAAAAGCTGGAGAACAAAACAGATGTCTAATGTAGCTGAATCCTTTCAGGATAATCGTTATATCTATCTGAGTAGTGTTATTAATTCAGAACAAGCAAGTGCTATGTCAGATTCTATGTTTGATATGTATAAAAATGGTCAGACAGAAAAAGATGAGCAATGTCCACTTAGTGACAGTGTTTACAATGCTCCCATGCTGGATGAATTATTACACAGACTTTGTGCACCGCTCAGTAAGCAACTGGAATTAGAACTTGAGCCCGCTTATTGCTATGCCAGAATTTATCGCAAGGGTGAGGTTTTGGAAGCTCATACTGACAGACCAGCATGTGAAATATCAGGCACCATGACACTTGCGCACGATGCAGGCAGTCCAATATGGCCCATATACATGGGCAGTGACACCACAGACAACATAGGCACTCAGGTTAAAATTAACGTGGGGGATTTACTAATGTATCACGGATGTGAACTCAATCACTGGAGACCAGAATACAAGGGAGAATGGCAAACACAGGTATTTTTCCACTATGTCAGAAAGGACGGCGAGTATAGCAATCACGCTGGAGACCAAGCCAGAATGAATCAATCCAAACCCAAAAACAATGTTACAAGTTTAAACAAGGGCGTAACTAGCTTGAATAAATCTACCACTGGTTTGGAAAAAGCTGCAGATCCTGTGGAGGAAAAATCAGACATTACTGCACCAGTGCTAAAGAGTATTAGTCGCTGGATTTACCAGATAGGACATCATGACAATGTTTTCCCAGGTATTGCCACCGTGCACGACTTGGACAGAGGAATGGGATTCTCACCAGCTGAGTGTCAAAAAATTATCAGTGCCTATGAATCAGATTATAGTAGCAAAGCAACCATAGGCGGTCAGGGCAAGGGTGAACTCAACGAAGAAATTCGCAGAGTGGATGAATACACCATTGATCTAAACACAGAAAATACCTGGATATTTGAAAGAATTGGCAAAGCAGTGAGTCTGGTCAATGCTGATTATTATAAGTTTGAATTATCAGGTATTGTGCATGGATTAAGTTTGCTAAAATACACTGGCTCAGACAAGAGTCACTATACCTGGCACACTGACACAGGGGATGGTCCCAGCAGTTGTAGAAAAATTTCCATAAGTATTCCACTGAGTGCACCAGAAGATTACGAGGGTGGTGATTTAATCGTGAACACCAATGGTGTGGAAAACACTGCTCATAAAACTCAGGGTAGTTTAACAATGTTTCCCAGCTTTAGTATGCACACTGTAACACCTGTCACAGCAGGTGAGCGCTGGGTAATTGTGGTATGGGTAAACGGGCCCAGATTTAAGTAGATATTATGCTCACAAAAAAGCCCGGAAAAACCGGGCTCTTTTTGTCTGAGGAGTTTAGTATTGTTGTCCTGCCGCTCTATATCTGCCCACAGTCAAATCACCAACATCCGTAGCATTGGCGTCACTACTAAATGGGAACTTGTCTATTATGTTTTGGGCCGTGTTGACCGGAGTGGCGCCACCTGATGCATAACCACTTGCGGTGCTTGACTGTCCAGTCGCATCTTGTTTGGTATCATTCAAATCACCCACATCAGTGGCATTGCTGTCAGAACTAAAGGGAAATTTTTGTATAGTATTAACATGGATCGGGGAAGCAGTCGGAACACCGCCGCCTGATACATAACCATGTGTTGTGCTTGATTGACCGCTCTGTGATGAGGCAGATTCTACTAGTAGATCACCCACATCAGTGGCATTGCTATCCGACGAAAATGGGAATTTGTCGATTACATCTGAAATAGTAGGTGCCCGTCCACCCGAAACATAACCAGACGTGGTGCTAGACTGACCAGAAATTTGGTATCTAGCTAGAGTTAAATCCCCAATATCTGTGGCATTGTCATCTGACGAAAATGGGAATTTATCTATTTCATTGGTAATAGTGTTACCAAAATTGTATCCACCACTGTGATATCCATTGTCGGCACTTGATTGTCCAGCACCGTTCCAATTAGTTTTAGACAGATCGCTCACATAGGTTGAGTTGCCGTCAGACGAAAATGAGAATTTATCTATGGTAGCAGTTTGTGCTCCATTAAAACCGCCGGAATTGTATCCGCTGACACTGCTTGATTGGCCGCAAGAACCACTTCTATCTATAGTCAGATCACCAACATCAGTGGCATTGCCATCAGATACAAATGAAAACTTATCTATTGTAATGCTCCATCTGGGCGAACTAGGATACTCGTCGCCACCTGATGTATAACCATAGTTGCTACCCTGAAAACTACCACCGCCGGGACTTGGTGATCCAGCTGGTGGTAATAAGCTTACGCCACCTGTGATACTCACGCCGCCTGTGATTGAAAAGCCCATTCATATCTCCTCTAAAGGTTAATTGTTGCAAATTTATTAATAAAATCTGAATATTGTTTGTCATGATCAGTAAAATTTAC